CCCCAGAAGGAACACAAGACCGGCCTCAGCAAGCCCGAGTCCCGCAAACTCGGCTGGATCTACGATGACTTCGTGGAACTCATAGGCGACTATGTGGATACCTGTCAGAGCAACCGGAAAGGGAAGGGGGACACCAATGACAAAGACTCATAAGCCCTGCGGATTCAAGGACCCGTTCTTCTTCATGGTCCACGGCTACTTCGTGGACGGCGAGCCAAAGGTGGTCATGCTCTATGACTATGCCGGCGAACACGGCCTGCACAACTATACCCACGTAGACAAGGCCATTGACGCGATAGCCTGGCGCACCCGCAAGCACCAGCGGGACGAAAGGGGGGGGGCGTGAGCCGAATCTGGGCGTTGTCCTACGGTGGCGGCGTCAACTCTACCGCATTGGCGATCCTGCTCTTGAAGCAGCGCCAGCCGTTCTATGCGGTGTTCGCTGATACGGGCGCGGAGCGACAGGTCACCCTCGACTACACCTACGAGACCTTTTTCCCATACCTGAGAGAACACGGCATCGCCTGTTTCACCGTGAAGGGCGAGCAGGGGCAGGGGATAATTCAGTATTGCATTGACAATGAGGTAATTCCGTTTAGGGCGTGGCGGTGGTGTACGGACAAGTTCAAGGCAAGACCCATAGAAAACTTTGTAGGGAATGACACCCACGCCATAGGTATAGATGCGGGGGAAACGCACAGGGCCAAGAGGTTCAAGGGTGACAAGATGTTCCCGTTGATAGATGCCGAACTTGACCGCGAGGGGTGTCGCAAGGTGATACTGGACGCGGGCATCCCCGAACCCGTGAAGTCGGGCTGTTGGTGCTGCCCGTTTTCGCGGGTGCATCAGATCGTGGCGTTACCTGATTGTAGGTTTGATCTTGCGACGCAGATGGAAGCCACCCAAGAGAAGGTGTTGCTTTGGCACGACAAGCCGGTATCCTACTGGCGGGAACGGGCAAGGGCGTTCAGGGAGCAAGGGTTGATCTCCGACATTGGCTGGATTCCAGAGGAACCGTGTGAGTGCTATGATGGATAGCTCGGCCCCACGCCCTGAAAAAACGAACTTCCGTTTGACCCCGTAGCATAACGCCTCAATAATGTGCGCAGAATGACTACGCGCACGAAGACGCCCAAGCCTGGGCGCAAGAAGATGGGGCGGCCGTCTAAGCTGACCCCTGAACTGATTCTCGAAATATGCGAGTATATCGAGAACGACCAGATGTATCTCCAAGACGCCTGCCTGCTGGCGGGCATATCTCTCTCAAGCTTCTACTCATGGCGAGATCAAGGGCGAGAGGGCAAGCAGCCCTACACCGACTTTCTGGAAGCCACAAAAAGGGCTGAGGCACAGGCCAAGCTTAACCTGGTCCGGCACATGAAGGTAAACCCGAAGTGCTGGCAACTCTACATGACCATAGCAGAACGGCGCTTCCCCGCCCAGTGGGGCAAGCAGGACCGCGTGCAGCATGAGCAATCCGGCGACTTCAAGGTCATACTCGAATGGAGTGAGAACGGTAACGGGAACGGCAAGCGTGGCAAGTAAGACAATCCGCATACCATACGAGATGGAGCCCAAGCAGCGGGACTTCCATAAGGCTGTGCTGGAGCATGACACCACCGGATTCGCGAGTGGTCGAGGTGGCGGCAAGACCTATGCCGGCGCAATGGAGCTCATACGCCACGGCCTCAGCCTCATGCCCGGGGCTACCGGGATCATCGGGGCGCCTACCTATAAGGATCTCAGGGACCCCGTTCAGAAGACCATACTGGAGCATCTACCGTCCGAGGCGATAGTCAACTTCAACAAGAGCGACAATGTCATGGAGCTTAAGAACGGCACACAATGGCTGTTCCGGTCTGCTGATAATCCGGCGTCCTATCGTGGCCCGAATGCCGACTATGGCTGGGGTGACGAGCTCTCCTACTGGCCATATGAGGCCATAATGACCTTCCTGGCCACGCTTCGAGGGACGGGCAAGGTTGACCGCTCTCAGGTCAGGGCCTGGTTCACCATGACCCCGAAGGGCGATATGCGTATCAAACAGCTCTTCGAGCGTGACGGGGCGACTCTGATATATGGCTCGTCGATGGACAACACCAAGCTCACCGATCAGTTCCTTGCCATGCTCAAGTCCTCATATACCGGCAAGTTCTACGAGCAGGAAGTCTTGGGCCAATGGGTCAAGATGGAGGGCCTTGTCTACGACATGATCGAGGACTCTACCCACCAGCTTGAGCGCCCGGTGTCCGAGATGGTCCGGTTCTGCGCCGGTGTTGACTGGGGCTACGAGCATCCCTGGGTGCTGGTCATAGCAGGCCAGGATGAGGCGGGCCGCTGGCACTTCTTCGAGGAGGTCCACCAGAGCCACCTCAACAAAGACCAGCAGATTGATTTGGTGCTTGACCTGATGCGCCGCTATGCGCTTGAGCGTGTCTATTGCCCAGACGATGACCCCGAAGGGATTGAAATGTATATTGCCGCCGGTATCCCGGCAACGAGGTATGTCCGCACGCAGGGCAAGCATTCAAATGTGATCCCCGGCATACAGGCGGTGGCTTCCATGCTGGCCCTTACCGATGGCCGGGCGGGTTGCACCTTCTCGGCGGCTGTGCCCAAGACATATAGCGAACTCAAGCAATACCAATGGCGCAAGCGGCCGGAGGGCACACCGGGCAAGGAAGAGCCGTTGAAGGTAAACGACCACGGCCCTGACGCTGTGCGGGCTCTACTCCACGGCGAGAAGCAGCAGGACCCGGGCTCACAAGAGATATTCCTGATAGGCGACTGGGGGGATCTGGATTGAGCGTCAAGGTGATATGCGGCGACTGCGTAGATGTGATGGGCGCGTTTGCGGCGAACACGATAGACGCGATAGTCACCGACCCTCCGTATGGGCTTGAGTTCATGGGCAAGGACTGGGATCACGGCTTGCCCGGAGTTCCGTTCTGGTCCGAGGCTCTCCGGGTAGCCAAGCCCGGCGCTATGCTGCTGGCCTTTGGCGGCACCCGCACATATCACCGTCTGGCCTGTGCGCTTGAGGATGCAGGCTGGGAGATACGGGACTGCATCATGTGGGTATATGGGTCGGGCTTCCCGAAAAGCCACAACATCGGCAAGGCGATTGATAAGGTAAACGGCGAGGCGGGGCGTTTGTTGAAGTTCACCAAATGGATGCGAACTACGCCGCTCACGAGAAGCAAGGCCGCCGACGTGTTAAGGGTGGCGGGCTTAATCTCAAAGAACGGGACAATGGCGGGCCACTTCTTTGCGGCTTCTACAAGTGGACAGCCCGCTATACCTACACCGGCATTGTGGGCGAAGTTGCGCCCGCTATGTGGCGAGGTGCCCAAGTGGGTTGACGAACTGGTTGACCGCATCGAGGCCGAGCGCGAAGTGGTGGGGCAAGGCGAAAGCGGCAAGACGGCGATATGGAATGAGCGGGGCGAGATGGGCGATTTCAACATCACCTCCCCTGCCACTCCCGAAGCCCAAGCCTGGGACGGCTGGGGCACGGCCTTGAAGCCCGCCTACGAGCCTATCATCGTAGCCATGAAGCCGGTTGACGGGACGTTCGCCAACAATGCGCTGAAGTGGGGCGTCGCGGGCCTGAATATCGACGAGTGCAGGGTGGCGGGTGAACCGTGGAAGTGGGGCACGAGGCAAAAGTTTGTTGCTGGCGATAACCCGTTTGTCAGAACAAATAATGAGCTATTGGACAAAAACATATCGGGTGGGTCTAAGGGCCGCTGGCCCGCGAATATTATCCACGACGGCTCCGACGAGGTGGTGATGGAGTTCCCGCAGACGAAAAGCCCACGGCCATATAGACGGTCAGGGGAACGCGCCGGGCAGGGCAGAACCTACGGCAAGGGTATGGGGGCCTACCAGGAAGGCGCATCGGCATACAATTATGGCGACTCCGGCTCGGCGGCCCGGTTCTTCTACTGCGCCAAGGCGAGCAAGGCCGAACGGAATAGAGGTTGCGAGGGATTGCCCGAAGGGGAGCCGCCTGGAAGTAAGCGAAATAAACCAGCAGAGGGGCGACGGGCGGCATTGGGCGAGCCGCGAGCCAACTATCACCCCACCGTCAAGCCACTTGCCCTGATGCGATACCTCGTCAAACTCGTATCGCGGCCTGAGCACACCATACTCGACCCGTTCGGCGGCTCCGGCTCCACCGGCGTTGCCTGTGAGGAGCTTGGCCGGAACGCCATAATCATAGATAACCACGCGCCTTACTGCCTGATTGCTAAGGCCCGGATCAAAAGCGTTGAACTTGCACTACACTTGGAGGGGGCGGTATCTTGAACTGGATTGACCGATTGAGGTTTGCGGGTAGCAACTTCCTGACCGCCTGGCGCGTCATCGGCGGGCCCCCGGTTGAGGTTTACGATTCGACCACCCTCCAGGCTGGCACATACAACCCGGACTCCAGGGGCAACAACCAGAAGGCATACAAGACCTTTGCCTGGGTCTTCGCGGCAGTCCACAAGAAGGCCAGTTTCGCGGCCATGGTCCCGCTCAAGATATCGAAGATACCCGCGGGCAAGACATACGCGGACCGGGAAGAGGTCGAATACAATCACCCGGCATATGAGCTGTGGCGGGCCGTGAATGACCGGGAGCCCAACTACACCTTCAAGGAAAAGATAGTCAGTTACCGCAATCTCTCAACCGGCGCCTATATCTACAAGACGGGTAAGCGCGTAGCCGGCAAGGACGGCATCAAGAAGTATATCGGCCCGCCTACCGAGTTCCATGTTATCAGACCGGACAAGGTTGCAAAGATAGTGCCGGAAACTCGCACAGGCAAGATTGCCTACTTCGAGATCG